GAATCCGTCTGGCGCGTTGGGCGTATCTAAATACGATGGTGGAGTCCAAACTTTTGGTCTTGCTTTTGGCGCAACCGCTTTAGCTTGTGATTGTACTTTTGTAGAATCACTTTTAGTTTGACTCGCACGAGTTGGTTTATTATTTGTCATATGCCTATACCTCCTTCGTGTTTATAAGTTGTTTCGCATACTCTTCTAGTGGCACACCTAATTTTCTCGCTATTGCGACTTGAGAAGATGTGAGTCTCACTTGTTTGCGACCACTCTTTGTACTACGCGTTGCAGAGGCAACGTTCTGTGTAGGTTTAGTAGTCTGTTTTTCTTCTACTGGTCTATCAAATTTATGGGGAAATTCAAGTCTTATTCTTCTATCAACTTCCCTATAATAATCGTCAGACTGAGGATCCATACCTTCTTCTTCGGTTAGTTTCCTGTGTAGATCGAATGCTGTGTAAGTCATGGCATTATCCTTGCCAAACCACTCATTTTCCTCTGCCCAAGCTTCTGCTTTTGGATCTCTAGCTGGTGCTTGTTGCATCGGTTGTTGTGTGGGTTGAACAGGTCTTTCTTTAGCAGCAGTCTCTTCCATTTGATGTTGAGTCTTTAATTCTGCTAATTTACCTTGTTCATAACCTAATTGAGAGATTGCAGTCAACGCTTCTACTTCTGCTTTAGAATCTTCATTTTGTCTAGCGGCTGCAAGTTTTGCTTGTGCTGCTGCAATAGAAGATGAAATTCTGCCTTCCATTTCTGTAGCATAGTTTTTATCTAAAGATGTAGCTTGTGTTTGAAACTGATCTCTTTCTTGTTTAACGCTGTGAGCATAACGTAAAGCTTCTTCTTTTTGTCTTTCCGCTTCACGCATTTTCTTAGTGAGTTTAGCTATTCTTTTCTTAACTCCTTCAGAATACTCTTCAACTGCTTGAGTGTTATCTTTTGGTTTATCACTTTTTTCTTCGTCAGCTTTCTGTGTAACCTCACCGCCTTCGTTCTTTTCATCTCGAACAACAGGCTGCTCATCAGATTTCTCAGATGTGTTATCGGGCTGATTATCATATGTAATATTTGCTTCATTTTTTTGTTCCTCTTTCTCGAATGTCTTATCTTCTTCTTTTATTGTTTCTGGCAGTTCAACATTAGCACCCGGTCCGGATGTATCAAGATCAACTGTTTTATCGTTTTCGTTCTCTGGCATAGTTCCTCCTATGATTGTTAAAATTCGTGGAATATATCTTCAGGGTTTTCCACGGTCGCTAAAACTTCA